GTCCATATTTTTCTGGATTGATTATCTTGTCCAGGTACTGTTGCTTGATAGATTCGGGCATACAATTACTACTATAGAAGCTAGGGTAATGTACTACATTATTGAATATCTTAAATTCTTTTCCTTTTGACTTAGATTCTGGATAAGTATCTCTGATTATTTGATGCATCTCTCTTATGTAATACATATTAATTTGACTTAATGTAACTGTTATTCCCATAATGAATCTAGGATTTGAAATCATCAATTCAAAGAATTTATTTAAATTTTGTTCGACATTCGCCCAATTATTACCATGACGCAAATAATCAAAATGTTCTCCGAATCCATCAATACTAAACTGTATTCCCAAGAAGTTAAAATTATCAAGAATTTTGTTTATTAATTTTTCGTTAAATATAGTACCATTTGAACTCATAGATATACTAATGTTCTTACTACTACCATTTGCAATTAATCGATCAATGAGAACTTCAAACTCTTTCATAAAGAATGGTTCACCTCCCATGATTTCTAATCTAGCTACAGTCTTGCTCCACTCTTCGAAATCTTCCCAGAACTTACTGCCTATTTGTTGTTTATTAGTTGTTATGTTATTGAACGTTGCAGAATCTTCTCCAGTACTATCTTTATATTCTTTGATCCATTTTGTACTACAATACGGACTACATGTTCTACATTTTAGATTACATATGTTACCAACGCCCAGTTGAATATCTTTCAAGAAGGTAGGTTCTGAATCATAATCAATTTTACCATGTAACTTTTCTGCTAATGTATTTTCATACATACGCTTACTATTTTTTCCGTTATTCTCATCGATCCAACATGTCTGACAATTTTTAGGCTGTTTACCCATTCTCATTTGCGCTCGTATATCACGCATACTTGAACTGTTCATAATTGTAGTGAAACTATGATTCATTACATCAAGAAATTCACCATTGTCATCAATTTCATCTTTAGCAATACAACAACTGCGTACTCTACCAGTGGTATGTATACTAGTATGGATCCATGGCAATGAACATTTCACATCTTTTTGCATCATACTTCTCCTACTACTCTATCAAATCGTGTCCACCAAAGCCATAGTTCAAAGTCTAACTTATAGATATCTTCTAAGCGATATTGGTCTTGTCTAATTCTATCAAGTTGGTCTTGGTAACCTTTACCATGCTTAAACTTTTCTATATATGTGTCTGGCCATTGTTCTGCAAATGTAGGACGCTTTTTCATTTCACGTAATGTATTGATTAGTGATGCCTGTTTACCAGTTGCAATAGGTTCCATATACTCTAGTAACTCATTAATCTTTCTGTCTAAGATTTTTCTAGGCCATGCAAATGGTGACATAACAATATCAGGATGAAACGCAAACATAATCTTTGTTTCCATACGTACATCTAGCTCTAGTGATAAGTCAAATAAATCTTTTAGTGAGAACATACCCGGACCAGTGATAGTCAAGTCAAATAACATTTTGTGTTTACCGCCAGGTGCTGCTAGTCCAGTCTTGAAGTTCTCTAACCACTCTTCCCATACTATACCTTTGCGGATGAACTCTACAATATCACCAGTGCCATCGATTGATGCACACATAAGCCAGTCTTTAAACTGCGGAAGATAATCGAATAGATGTTTTCCCTTGAAATCGATACGTGATAGATTAGAGTTATAGCGCAAATGACAATTCTTTGCAGAACCGTTATTGACCATTTCTTCTAATGCCCACCAATGCATATCGTACATTAGCGGCTCGCCGCCCACCCAATAAATTTCTTCCACGATACCATCAGAGATTGCTTTCTTAAATTCTGGTTCAGCAACATCTCTCTGGAACTTTTGCATCTTCTGTTTAACAGTTGGTTGCATAAAAGGTTGATTCTCAACTGACCATAGACCATGTTTTTTCTTTTCAGCTTCCCACGCACTTGATAATTGCTCTCCGCACATGCGACACTTAAAGTTACATAAGTTTGAATAACGATAATCAAACGAGATCGTAGGCATAGTTGTATGCCCATCATCATCTGTCTTATCAAACGCTTCTTGGATCTTATCTTTAAATAGAACACCAGTAAACCATTTGCGATATGAACTTAGAGATAGAGTGTCATCATTACATACATCACATTGTGGGATACGTTCTCCAGCCATTAACTTCTTACGAATGTCTTTCATATAAGGAGAGTTCCAATGTTCTTCTAGTGTCATCGGATTGAAGTCATCAGCATCAGTTTTAGAATCAGTTACCTCGCCGTAACGTTCATCATTTGATGCATCAATGTACTGTTTCTGAAATGAATGTTCTTCACGTGATGCGCAACATAGTCTACGTTCACCTTGCGGTGAGATATAAGTATGCGACCATGGTGCCATACAGAAGACTTTGTTTTCACTTTCTTCTGCACAACTTGCATCATCTTTCCATATCGGAATAATTTTATTTGTCATATTATAGATGCCTACTCATAAGTTTAATCTACTTTTACACCACCAAGAGCATCATTTTCTGTATCCCAGCCGCCTACTTTTATCTTCTGTTCATGTTCATCATCACCAGTACCATATGCATCAGTTGTTGCAGGATCGCCGCCTCGTAAAAGGTCTCCTTCAACTGCTAAGTTTGCACTAGACAAAACAAATGTTTTAGACTTAATTTCGTCTGCTGATGGAACGTCTGCTTCAAGCGTTTTATACCATTCTGCGATGGGTCCAGGGAATGTTTCAACAAAGTTCTTATTACGTCTTACATCGAACTGTGTAAAGAATGCTTTGAAATCATGATACAATTTATCTTGATCTGCTGTATTCTTATGTGGAGTTTTAACAATATCAAGATAGTCTATTAGTCTTTGTAAACTTGCTCTTTCACCTTCGTTAAGTTTGCCACCGTTGAGGAAGTGCCATGCTGATAACTTATTTTTATAATATGTTTTTACTTTCTCAGGTAGTATTGCCGCACTCTGGAATGATGGGAAGCGTAAAATGTTTAGAGTCATAGTTGGCGCTCGTTCTCCATATTCTTTTCTAAGTTGTAACATCTCGTCCATGAACTCTGTAATAGTAGTCAAGCATAATGAATTAATTGTCATCATCATATGTAACTTCTGCACATTAGATTCTTTAAGAACACGGTGAATACTATTCATCCATAGATCATAATCTAGTCCATCACGTATATATTCAGCTTGTGTTTTTGCTGCTTCCATAGATGTGTAAATTTCAAAGTTCGGAACGTGCCAAGACTTTTCGATTAGCTTGTCTAATACTTTAGGTGTCTGCGGTGATAAGTTACTATTAATAGCAAATCTCATATCACGGGCACGATCTGGATTCTTTTCAAACCAATCAAACAACTTCCAAGTTCCTGTATGCATGATAGGTTCACCACCAGTAATACGAATTTCTTCTAAGTTGTCGGCAAGATCACTTTCCCACCATTCATGGAATGCTTTGATGAATGGATTGTCTTCTGCTTTTCTTGCTGCTGGTTCTGCCCATGGAGCTGTATCGACAAAGTGGCCTCTACCATCTGACTTGATATTTTGATAAGCGCCATAGTCATTGATATCTTTGACCCATGCAGTTGAGAATGCTGGGTTACAGTAAGTACATTTTAGATTACATGCTCTATCAAATGAAATTTCAAGTGTACGTAGTTGTACATTTTCATCCCATGGCATTTCCATACTAGCATCTAAGTCTTCATCTTTGAAGATTTCAGTTTTGAATACACGGTCAGAGATATGATCTTTTCCCATGTCTTCAACTTTCCAACAATATTCACATTCTGCTGGACGCTTACCTTCCTGCATTTGCTTACGCATAAGTTTCTTATGCTTTGTGTTGTGAATTGCAGTTGGATTATCTTTCAATTCTTCAAGTGGAATCCAATGTCCTGGCGGGTGGTGACAACTGGCAGTTTGACCATGCCCTAACCAGATAGTAGCATTAAACCATTTTGCACCACAATAACTTTCGCTCTTATTATCAATCATACGTGCTTTATACGCATGAAGAGTTTCAGCTTCCCAATGTTTACGACCCATATTTTGCCTCTTTTTCTTCTTTTGCTTCATTCCAGAAGTCTGTCATTTCAGGAAATGTTTCTAAGAAATTTAGTCCTCTGCGCTTATCATACTCAGTGAAATAATCATAGAAACGAATTAACCTGTCACTTAATTCATTGTCACTCATATTTAGTCCTTCTTTAGCCCATGCTAAATCTCTTTCGAGTTTTAGAACTTCGTAATTCTTAAAACCAGTATACTTGCGACCATACAAATCATTTGGTAATACATTTGCTTTCATGTAGTCAATGTTCTGTTGAATAGTATCAAGCATAATAGGGTCTGCTAACTGAATAGTCATCCAGTCTGGATAACGAAGGTATGGAATATCAAACCATACACGCTGTCGTTTTTTTCTTACAAACTCAGGATGCTTAAATCCATTTCGGTCGGGAGGCTGAATAACTTTGTCTTCTTGATTCTCATAGCCAAACTCTTCACGTAGCTTTAGAATCATATCTAAGAAACCACGTAAGTTTGGTATACTTAGGAGAGTAAAAGTGTTAATAAATGAAATCTCTGTACCATCTGTTTCAGATAATACTCGACGGCAATTTTCATACATCGTATCAAAATCAAGACCATCACGCAGATATTCAGCCTGTTTCCCAACACTGTCTACACTTACATATAAACTAAAATGTTTACATGCTGGTGCAACATACCAGTGATTGCCGCTATCAGGATTGAAACGTTCTGGATCTTCCCAAACACGGACTTCTTCTAACTTCTTAATCTTATCAATGAACTTATCCATCAACGCAGGTTGTGGCGGTGCCATATTAGACGTAATACTCAAGTCTAAGAATGCATTTGGATTTTCATTGACGTAATCTAATACTTTGAACGTATTCTTATCCATGAGAGGTTCACCGCCTGTCATACGAAATACTTTCAAGTCTTTATATGTTTCTGGAAACCACTTCCAGAATGCTTCGATATATGGATTATCTTTACGTGCAACTTCAAGTGGCATCATGCCAGTCTTACGTAAGTAATCAATATCATTATGTCCAGTACCATTTGAGAAGCGGAAGCCACCATGCTTCTTAATATCATCTTCCCATGCTGTACTAAGATGCGGAGAACAATAAGAACACTTTAAGTTACACGCTTGATTGAAGTTTACTTCAACATAACGTGGCTTGATATCGTGATCCCATGGTTGAGTTACTACTTCGTCCCATGCTTCTTTAACCCACCATTCACTTGAACGATAGTGTCTGTCACTCAGTCTTCCTTCTTTAGGAGCATTGGGTGCGTCTTCTACGTTCCAACAGTATTGACACCCTTCAGGTCGTTGTCCCTCTTTCATCTGCTTGCGTTCTTGTAGTTTGAACTGTGTGTTATGAAGAGCGTTAGGGTTCTTCTTTAGTTCATCTAGTGGAATAGCATGTGTAGGTGGGTGATAACAACTATGTGTACGACCTTGAGGCAGATGCAAACTTACTTGCAACCACTTCGCCATACACATTGAAGGTGATAGTGCGTTTAATTTCTGACGTGTAGCTTGCGCATCATCATCGTAGTTCGACATTACTTATCCCAACCAGTTTGTTTCTCTGATGCTAGTGGATTCTTTACTCTTGGTGGATTTGTATAAACACGTTTAAAGAATGCTGCTACTTCTGGTGTAGGATCACAAAGTTCCATACCAATCTTGTCAACTAAGATATCACCAATACGCAAACATTCATCAAACAGTTTGTCATAATCCCATGTTACTTTTGTACTTTCGCATTTCATATCCCCACCTTCGAATTGTGGGAATACTTCGTTCTCAAAATACTCTTTGAACCAATCATAACTAGAAATATTCTCTAGTACAAAATCATCGTTCAAGTTCATATCATAACAGCCTAAACGTGCGCCGAATAATGCCCAGATACCATTCTCTACATCTGACCCAATATTACACCATGTGATTAAACGCTCATAATTCTTAGGCCAGATACGCTTCTTAAAGTCTTCTACCGGAACTTTCTTGCCTTCATCAAGTGACATCTTAGCGCCTTCACGGTATCCAGCACGAAATGCTTGAAACGGTGAACCTGCATTATACACAAGTGAGTACACATTGTTCATCTGAATATAGTTCAAATCCCAACAGAAGTCAACCTTTTTTGTTTCGTCTTCCGCATTTTCATGTGTTCTCATATCTAACACAAGTTGCACAGGCCAACATTTAATGCCGCCATTACCATATACTAATCCGTTTACAACATTCTTTGCTGACCACGAAATAACAGAATTAGCTAAGTCTGTGTCTTCTGGAAATGTTATTTCTAAATCAAAGAACTTTTCGTCTACGATATTATCGCCATCGATTGTGATAAATCTATCAGTGTCGCTTTGTCTTGCACATTCTTTGTGTGCGTTGTCAAATCCTTTGACTCCATCTACACGTTTTGCAAACGGAAACTTCTGTAAGATATCTGCCCAATGCTTTTCTTTATTCGGTTCATCATAACTTAGATAAAATACATCTAAATCGCCAATTTGTAGTTTCATTATATTAATCTCTCCTTAAAGTATAACTATCAAAGTACTTACGAGTGTAAACACTTATATCGTATTTATAGTCGTAGTTAATAGTCACTTTCTCGCCACTCAATAAATCGCTAAATTTAACTAATTGTGTACTGATTATAAACTCCGGTCTGTCTTTATGTGTGATAAAGAAAGGGTGCATGTCTGTTCCAGCAACAATTACGTTTTGATTCTTATCTATATTTGATTTTAGTACTAATTCATCACTCGCACTTATGATTATTGCATCATCTGTTAGTTCAACGATAATATCACCATAGATTGAAGGGGAAATTCTTGTTATTTGACTTTCAGCACTGCGCTGTTTTAAATTTACTTTTCTCTTTACAATATCATATACCAATGGGTTATCAGAACGTTTCACAGTAAAGTCTGTAAATTTTTCAGTACCCTCTACTAATGGTAGAACATCTTGTAGTTCAAAGTAAGCAAACATATCACTGTCTTCTTCTGATCTTCTATTGGTGATAGTAGTAATCATACCATTATTATCAAAATATACAAAACGTGCAGTGTTTGTTTTCTCTATTACACTTGTAATCATAGTACTGCCCTTTCATATGTTGCGATCTTTTCTTGTGTCATCCATTCTTTCTGTACATAATGCACTGGTACACTTTGAATAAAGTTACCGATGCGTACTTCTAAGTTGTCTGACATTTCACTTGGAATACTCTTAGTCCAAATGTTATCGATCTTTGTCTTCTCAATGTTCTGAACATGCGACTTCATATGCACGAATGTAGGAACATCCTTAATATCATAATCGCACGTTTCTTCTTCAATGTCAAGTAGTTTTACA